ATGCCAGTTGGCGCTGGGCGCAACAAGGCTTTCTATCTCAACGACACGACGATTAGCTACAGCTATACAATCCCGACCGGCAAGAACGCCATGACTGCCGGTCCCGTTACGATCAATTCCGGGATCACTGTGACGGTTCCTGTTGGCTCCTATTGGACGGTGGTCTGACATGCCTGTATCAATTAAAGGAACTGGTGGCGGCGGCGTCACCCTTGATGCTGGTGCAGCGTCTACCACCACCACGCTGACGCTGCCCAATGTCACCGGCACGGTCCTTCAATCCGGCACTGCCGTTACGGTAGCGCAGGGTGGGACGGGCGCGGCTACGTTGGCGGCGAACAACGTGTTGCTGGGGAATGGGACTAGCGCGCTTCAGGTTGTTGCGCCGGGTACTACGGGGAACTTACTGACCAGTAACGGGACAACGTGGACAAGCGCCACCCCGGCATCATCGGGTATCACATCTGGCACTGCCGTTGCATCCACCAGCGGAACATCAATCGACTTTACCAGTCTACCCTCAACTGTAAAACGAATTACGGTGATGTTTAATGGTGTTAGCACCAACGGATCTTCCATTATCCAAATTCAACTTGGGTATTCTGGTGGCGTTGAGACAACAGGTTATGTTTCAACTGCTTTTACATCAAACACAAACAATGCATCAAGCACGACAGGATTTTTGCTCGGCGGCGCTAGCACCTCATCTTACACAAGATGCGGCAATGCACAGATTTGCCTAATGGGTTCAAATCTTTGGTGTTTTTCTTATTCTGGTGGTGTCGCTGTTATTGGAGGTGGTGACGTAGGTGGCGGAAATAAGACAGTTACAGGCACCCTTGACCGCATCCGTATCACCACCGTAGGCGGCACCGACACCTTCGACGCTGGCTCCATCAACATCTTGTACGAATAAGAGGCTCACCATGGAACGCATCGAAGTCAATGTTGAGACTGGCGAAGTCACGGTGATCCAGTTCACCGCCGAGGAAGAGGCTTCTGCTCTGGCTTATGCCGCATCTCTGCCTGCGCCAGTGGAGCCCGCTAAACCCACTCTTGAAGAGCTACAGGCTCAACTCGCCGCGCTCTCTGCGCAGATCGCTGCACTTGCAGGAGCCGCCACATGAGCACGATCAAAGCAATTAACGTCCAGCATCCTTCCAGCGCGACGATCAACATCGTCAACGACTCCAGCGGTAACGTGGCTGTGGGCGCGGCGCTGACAATTGCTGGCAATCTTACACCCGTCAGCTACACCGAGACAGCCGTAGCCATCGGCACGGTCACGACCACCAGCACCCTCAGCATCGCCGCCGGAACCGTCCAGACGGCAACGCTGACGGCCTCCACGGCCTGCACGTTCACGATGCCCACGGCGACTGCTGGCAAGTCGTTCATCTTGCTCCTGAAGCAGGCTGCGGCCACCGGCAACGGCACGGCGACGTTCACCAGCGTGAAGTGGAACAGTGCGGGCGCCCCAACGATCACGGCCACTGCTGGCAAGATGGACATCCTCACTTTCGTCGCTGACGGGACAAACTGGTACGGCAGCGCGTCACAGGGATACACCCCATAATGTTTGCCGCGAAGAACTGCTTCTTCACCAATGGCGTGAGCCCAACCCCAACGGTTGATTACCTTGTCGTTGCTGGTGGAGGCGGCGGTGGCGGTGATAGTGGTGGAGGAGGTGCGCCGGGGTCAGGGCGTGGGGCTGGCGGCGGTGGTGCAGGTGGGTTCAGAACTGCTTCATCTTTTTCTATTGTAAAAGGAACAACCTACACTGTAATTGTCGGGTCTGGCGGGTCTGGGGGATATTCCGGTGTAGATTCTACTTCCGGTACAGTTTCAACATTTTCAACAATAAATGCCTCTGGTGGTGGGCGAGGGGGCGATGGTGCCGCCACTACTCGTGCGGGCGGTTCTGGTGGTTCTGGCGGCGGCGGCGCTATTAATGATATTGCGGGTTCTGGAAATTCAGGTGGATACAGCCCGGTTGAAGGTTATGCTGGCGGTACTCCGCTGGTAGTTGTAAATTCTTATGCTGGCGGTGGCGGCGGCGGTGCAAGTGCCGTAGGAAGTAACGCGCCATCTGCAAGTGCTGGTGGCGCGGGTGGCACTGGCACGGCCTCATCCTATTCTGGCTCTTCTGTAACGTATGCGGGCGGCGGCGGCGGCGGACCCGGAGGCGCTGGCGGCTCTGGCGGAGGCGGATCTTCACCATCATCAGTGGGAACTGGTGGTGCGGGTACGGTTAATACCGGAGGCGGCGGCGGCAGCACTACTACAGCCACAAGCACTGGTAATGGTTTTGGCGGCGCGGGCGGTTCCGGCGTCGTCATCATTCGCTATCCCAATACCTATGCCGATGCAGCATCAACGACTGGGTCACCCACATTCACCAACACGGGCGGGTATAAAATCTACAAGTTCACCGGCAGCGGGAGTATAACCTTCTAATGACCGTCACCATCAATGGAGCCACTGGTGTAGCACAGCCCGCTGATAACTTGGTGGGCTCGGTGTCTGGAACCGTCACGGTCACTGGCGCGGCGAACGCTGGAACGTGGACGCTCACCCTGCCGACAACGGCGGGGACGAATGGCTACATCCTCAAGACTGATGGTACAGGCGTAACCACTTGGGCTGCCCAAGCTGGCGGCGGCAACGTCAACAGCAGCGGTACTCCCACGGCCAGTCAGATCGCCGTCTGGACTAACTCCAACACCATCCAAGGCGTCACCAATCTCCCCGTCACGAACCTCAACAGTGGCACAGGGGCGTCGTCCACCACCTTCTGGCGGGGCGATGGAACGTGGGCAACGCCTGCGGGCGGTGGTGGCGGTGGTATTTCTTGGCAGTCCGTGCAAACGGCCAACTTTACGGCTGTCAGCGGCAACGGCTACCCCATCAACACTACATCCGCTGCGATCACCGTCACGCTCCCCGCCAGCCCGTCTGCGGGAAACATCGTGCAGTTGACTGACTATGCGGGGACTTGGGCGACGAACAACGTCACGGTTGCGCCGAATGGAGCCAAGATAACCGGATCAACATCCAATTCTGTTCTTTCTGTTGCTGGTTCCAGCTTGGCGCTTGTTTACATTGATACCACTCAAGGATGGCTCCCGTATTCAGCATTCAAAACGCTTGTTTCTGGACAGACATACAGCGCGTCTTACCTGATTGTCGCGGGTGGTGGTAGTGGCGGCGGCGCTTTCAATTCCGACACTGGCGGCGGTGCGGGGGCGGGCGGGTTTTTAACAGGAACCACAACGCTGAATTCTGGAGCGACGTATTCTTTTACTGTTGGCGCCGGCGGAGCGGGAGTAACTGGCGCTAATGGTGGAAACGGCAGCAATTCAACTGGATTTTCGCTTACGGCCACGGGCGGCGGCGGCGGGTCTTACAGAGGAACTACCGCTGGAAGTGGCGGCTCTGGCGGCGGCACGGGCACGGGCGGCACCGCAGGCTCAGGGACATCAGGGCAGGGCACTGCGGGCGGCGTTGGCGTAGCAGGAAACACGGGCGGCGGTGGCGGTGGCGGCGCAACTAGCGCGGGGTCTAATGGTTCAACAAATGTTGGCGGCAACGGCGGCGCTGGCACTGCTTCATCAATCACTGGTTCGTCTGTAACATACGCTGGCGGCGGCGGCGGCGCGGGTACTTCCACTGCTGGTTCTGGTGGTGCGGGTGGCGGCGGCGCGGGCGCACCGGGCACCGGGGGTAATAATTCTGGCACCGCCGGAACAGCTAACACGGGTGGCGGCGGCGGTGGTGCGTATGGCGCAGTGTCGGGCACTGTGGCCGGTGCCGCTGGGGGCTCTGGCGTTGTCATCTTGTCCGTTCCAACAGCCAACTATACCGGCACCACAACTGGCTCGCCCACAGTGACCACATCAGGCTCTAACACCATCATCAAGTTCACCGCATCAGGGAGCTACACGGCATGAGCCATTATGCGAAAGTCTGCGACGGAAAAGTCATCCAAGTCATCGTCGCGGGGCCTGAGTTCTTTGACACGTTTGTAGACTCATCGCCCGGCTCGTGGATACAGACCAGCTACAACACCCGTGGCGGGGTTCATTACGGTCCTGACGGGCAGCCGGACGGCGGCGTAGCCCTGCGCGGCAACTATGCGGGTATTGGCTACACCTACGATCAGGCGAACGACGTGTTCTATGCGCCGCAGCCTTTCCCGTCATGGGTGTTGGATCAGGCCACATGGCTGTGGAGCGCACCCGTGGCGTATCCCGATGATGGGCAGCAATATGTCTGGGACGAGCCTATAGTGAGCTGGAAGCTGGTAACTGAGGTCTAAAAATGGACACGCAGTCGATCATGAATCTTGTCAGCGTTGCCGCCATCGGATCCGGTGGTTGGTTTGCCCGTGAAATATGGGGCGCTGTCAAAGAACTGCGAAAAGACCTTCATGAAATTGAAGTGGACCTTCCGAAATCCTATGTCAGCAAACTCGATATTGATAAACGGATGGATCACATCGAGGACATGTTCAAGCGCATCTATGACAAGCTGGATGCAAAGGCGGACAAATGATCGACACAGACTCCATCACCAAGCCCATTGCCGTTGTGACTGCTGTCATGGCGGCGATTGGTGGTGGGTACTCGCTGTATGACAAAGTTAAGCTACCGCCAAAAGACGTCCTAAAGTGGGATGCGGAACACTTCAGCATTGCCAATGGGCCCGCCTCTGGCCAGTTCAAGGTGGTTGTGGCCCGTCAAAAAATCCGCGACGACTGCACGGTCGAGGACTTCAGCCTAGAGGTGCGCGACTCGGACTACATGGTCCACAAGGCGCTTTCGTCAGTTGCCAAGTTCTCTGGCCCGGCCAGTCCCACAGTGGACAAGTTCGGCTACACGATGACCGTTGAGAGCCCCGAAAGTGTCGCCCTTGGCGGCGCAAAGTTGATCGCCCGCATCTTGTACAAGTGTCCCGAGGGCAATGTTGTGATCGCTTACCCTGACCACAAGAACCTGACCTTCAACATTGAGGGACGATGATGGATCCAATCAGCCTATTGGCCGCAGCCAAACTGAGCTTTGAGGCTTTGAAGTCAGGCATTGCAGTGGGGAAAGAGCTGCAACATATGGCGGCTGACCTTGGCTCATTGTTTGACAGCGTGGCCGCCATTACCCGTGTTGCCGCAGACCCCAAGGGCAGCTTGATGGCGGGAAAATCCGCTCAGCAGGTCGCCATGGAAGCCTATGCCGCCAAGGCCGAAGCCGATCAGATGATGGAAGAGTTGAAGAACCATTTCATCGGCGAGTTTGGCATCGCCGCATGGGATCAAGTCTTGTCCCATACCACGCAGATCAAAAAAGATATGAAGGCTGCGGCACTTCAGGCCGAGAAAGATCAAGACGAACTCATTCATACTGTCATGACATGGGGTGCAGCGGCTCTTGCGCTTGTTGTAGCGGTCATATGTGTGATTCTTGTCTTCATTGGCGTCTTGCAGAGATAGGCGAAAAATATGCTACAATCCCTGAAACACATGTTCACTGGCGTGGACAACGCCACCTTGGATATTGGCCGCATCCTGTGGGCCAAGATCTCCATCGTCTATTGCGCCATCAGCGGCTATCACGCGGTTGTGCATGGGAACTTCGATCCCCAGAATTGGGCGATTGGGGCCAGCGCGATCCTTGCTGGAGGCGGCGGCGCACTCTCCCTGAAAGCCCACACGGAGCCCAAAAATGCTGAGCCTGCTGCTTAACCCCACGATCCGCAAGGTATTGATTGTCTTCGGTCTCGCGACGGCTGTCCTGATCGGGTATTCGTTCTGGTCCAGCCACCTTCAATCCATTGGCGCTGCCAATGAGAAGGCGAAGGAGGCAGCCATCGCCATACAGCACGAACAGGAAGTGGTATCGACGGCTGCTGAGGTTGACCGCGAGGTTGCGAAGGATCCCAGCCCGCAAGAGACCCTTCGCAAGGAATGGAGCCAGCAATGAAAAAAGTTCTACTGATCGCATTGGCGCTGCCGCTCGGCGCTTGTGGGCTGCACCCCGAGGTGCAGCTCGTTGACTCTTCATGCTCTTGGGCGAAGCCTATCTTCATTGGCAAGGACGACAGGCTGACCACCAAGACGGCTGACGAGATCCTCGCCCACGACGAGAAATGGAAGAAATTCTGCGGGAGCCTGCCATGAAAGAGAATTGGGACGAATGCTTCGCCATGGTCATCAAGAGCGAAGGCGGATTCGTAAACAACCCAAAAGACCCGGGAGGCATGACGAACTTGGGCGTCACCCGCTCGGTGTGGCAATCTTACCTGAATCACGACGTGACTGAGGCCGAGATGCGCGCCCTCACGCCAGAGGTGGTCAAGCCCTTCTACAAGACCTACTATTGGGACCGCATCAAGGGCGACAGCCTCCCCTCCGGCGTCGATTACGCTGCCTATGACCTCGCGGTGAACAGCGGCCCTCACAAGGCTGCACAGTACCTGCAAGAGATTGCTGGCGTTCCTGTAGATGGCATGATCGGGCCCAAATCCCTTGAGGCGATCAATGCGTGTGACGCCAAGGAAACCGCCGACTCAATTTGCGACATGCGGCTGGACTTCCTCAAAAAGCTTTCGACGTTCGATACGTTTGGCAGGGGCTGGACTGACCGGGTTGGCAGAGTGAAGGCCAAGGCCGTCAGTATGGCGGACGAGGCTTGATAGTGTTAGGATAGGCCATGGCCACGACGACGACGTTCACCACTCTCAAAGAAGACATCCGACGCTATCTTGAGCGTGGCTTCACGCTCGCGTCGGATGCTATTGTCTATGAGCAAATCCCCCGCCTGATCAATCTCGCCGAGCGCAGAATTGCCCGCGAGCTCAAGGTTGAGGG